AGAAAATCACCAAAAAATCAATATAAAATTAGAGACTGGAGAGGACTTGCGCTCTGTTATAATATACCATTTTTTTTTTTTTTTTCAATCAAAAATGGTCAACTAAACCAGGAACGCCATAAAGTGGCATCGGACGGGCGGCCTTCACTTGGACAAAAGAATCAAAAAGTATATCAGGTTCGGATGGAACGGAAACCACTCTATCCATTGGCGGATTTTCCTGAATAAAATCAGGGCCAAGAGTAGGAAGAGAATCAAATTTCTGAGCAAGATGCCAAGAATCAAGAGGCTGTGCAGCCGTAGAACGGAAACGGCCTGTTATCTGATTCGGGAAATATCGATATTCTGCATATCTTTCTTGATAGCCGAAAACAGCCTCATTAACATCATGTTTAGAATCATCATCCTGATAATAAATCTCTTTGTTTAAGACAGCCTGTTCGCCAAGATGTGCAAATGTTGGCCAGTAATAATCATACCGGGTTTTACGCGACCACATGCGATTAAGGCCTTGCTGGTAAGTAAGGTCAGCGCGGACAGAAACCAAACCAATAATAAAACCATGTTCAGTGAAAGAACGGCTCATCACATTGGTATCGGCACCGACAACGCCAAAAGCAGAAAGATTACCCTGAGGGCTTGTAGCGTCCGTAGAGCTAGTCTGAACAACTGGGTTAATATTAATCCTCGTGGAACGTCCTCCAAGGTATTCAGGACGCTGTAAACGAGCGTCAGGGCTAATAACTCCAAAATGGCCACGAATAATCTCGGTGTACCTAGTGCCGGACCTTGCTGCCTTCTCTAAGAATTTCTGTAACTGAAACGCCTGACGCAAAGAATTGATTGTAACTGAACCAAGAGCAGTAAGCTGAGCACCTAACTTATAAGCAAAATTGTCAACAGCATAACCATCAGAAGATACATCACCAGAAAGAAGGGACGGAGAAATAGGAGAAAAATCAGAAGCACCTATAACAGGATTTTGAGAACCAGTAGAAGTACCCAGTTTAGAAGAAATATAAGAAGAATAAGGAACAACTTCATTATAATTCTTATAACCAGCTGCATAAGGCTGAAGGTACAAAGGATTAGAACCAAAAGAACCAGAACTACCAAAAACAATAGGCAAAATCTGAGAAGTATCATTCAATGGTAAATCAACAGCATCACCTTTCTGAGGCCAAGGGAGAGCAGATGTAAAATAATCATGTCGTTTGCCACGCTTTAAAAGCTTAAAATCATCAATATCATCATCGCCATCGCCATCATCAAAAGGAACAGAATCCTGAAGATTCTCATCTCGAAACCACTCATTCCAAATAAGATTATAAGCTCTGAAAGGCAACGAAACAATATCACGAGTCTTAACTTTAGTAGGCAAGCCGAAATAATCTCCGAGAGACAATTCATCAAAAACAGTATCATCTTCAAAAACAGGTACAACATAATCTATGCTGTCATCCGGCTTAGCCTGTTCGCCCATAAAGTTTTTCCAATGCTTCCACAAGAGTCGCGTCGGAACATAGAAAAAGAAAGTGTCTAAATAAAGATTATCCATAATCGGAACAATCGGAGTATTAAGCCGCGCAAATGTTGTACTTTTAATCTTAAAACTATCTCCGGGCAGAACCTCATCACAATAAAACGGAATAAGGTAACCAGCGTCAAAAGTACTCTTATAGGTATGAGACCTATCAAAAACACTTCGCTGAATTTCGGGCGCGGGAATACGCGAAAATAAATGAGAATTTCTATTATTCATTTTTTTCTCCTCTCTTGAAAAGTGGATTTTGTGTCAGTGGGAACAGTTATATCAAGAAGAACTGTTCCCACTTTTATCGGCCGGAGGTGCTGAAGGAGGCTCAACCTTAGACGGTTGTTGAGGTTCGGCAGATTTTTTAGCAACGGCAAGACCATTATCTACAAGATATTGATAATTTGCAGGATTACGAGCAAATTCGAAAAACGCAACCGGACTATGACCAAAATCATCACGAACCTTGGAAGGAAGGTTCATAAACGCCTCTTGAGCATTATCAACCATATCAATTGCAGACTGGAGACCATCAAACATAGAAACATCACCATAAACCGGCGGTGGCGGTGTCTGGCCGTTATAATGCTTAATAATCCAATTTATATCACATTCATCTTTAAACTGCTGCTGAGTAAGACCAGGACCACATCTAAGGCCCTTATGTGGTGGTATTTCGAATCTCTTATAAATCTTTACCATCGTTCGGTTCTCCTTTCAATAAGTCAGAAATAAGGCCGAGACTAACAAATTCAGGCTTAGTACCTTTTGACTTGTAGTCAACAACCGTAACCAAAATCAGTTCATATTCATCCGGACGAACGAGATACATCGGAAGATAACGCTGGCCAACTTCTAAAAGCATATTCTTGAAACCAGCAATAATAATCTTTTCATTTTCAGAAACCAAAGTATTCTCATAAGAATTTAATTTAACATTACGAACTCCATAAATATTACAAGTTTCCATCTTCATAACCTCTCTTCAATAAATTTTGTTTACCCTCTAAAACTTGCTGCTTAATAGGATTGATATGAAATTCATAAAAATCCTGCTCTAATGACCTAAGTTTATTAGAATCAAAAGATGTAACATCAAAATCAGGATTCAACTCTTTACGATATTTAACAAAATCATAATTATCATAGACATCAGCATGAAACTTACGCTCGCGGTCTACGTTACGTTGAGATTTTATCTCTTCATACTTATCAGGATAATACTCTTCGAAAATTTTATTAAAATACCGAGGAAGAGAAACCTTAATACCGTCTCTAACAACAATATAATCGTCACGGATCAATTGACTTTGATATTTTTCAAAAAAACCTTTACCAATACCGGGCCTACGGCTCATTCTCGCAAATTCAGGCTCTAAACCATCATAATAAAACTCAGCCATTTTTCCGGTAATCTTCTTTGTGACATACCTAGCTACATAAGCGCAAGATTCGAATGTAACATTTCCATACGGACACCAGCCATTTTTCCAAATTTTTTCAATAAACTTACTTGTAAAAAGCTTATCACTGTACCGGCGACCATCAGACGGTCGCCAGCCGAAAATAATAACATGGAAATGAGGCCGGGAATACTGGTCACCGTATTCACCACATCCATAGAAACGAACCTTAATATTACCTTGATGATACTGAATCTGACGCCGAAGATTTTTCATAAAACTGGATAAATGCTCCGGATGCAGAGAACCATCAGAAGGTAAATGTTCATCATCGTAAGTTAAAGTTAAAAAAATCGAATCATCATGTAACTGATATTCACACATCATCTTTGTAGCCCATTCACGGGCATTATCAAGCCTACAGCCAATACATTGACCACATCGAACAGGAAAAACATCAACACCTTTCGCTATAAGCTCATACGCTTTAGCAGTATCAACAACAACAACCTTATTCTTACCTGTTGACTTATTGACCAAAGAGGATTTGTAGGCGTGATTAGGTTTCAAACAAGCCAAAATCAACACCTCTTTAAACTTATTGAGAAGGAAGAATTACCTTCTGCGACACAAAATCAAAACTACACCTTCGGATTAGACGGTGGCGTTCATGAACGCCATCCGTTTTCGAAACTACATTCTAAATCCTCCTCTCATTGGAGTCGGAGCAATATTCACGGCCTTAGTTTTTTTTACACCTTTTTTAAAAACTTTCCTAGATTTTCTTCTAGATAACTTATGTCTTTTCATAATTTTTTCAACTCCTTTATTTAATCAAAGACAAAATACCAGTTATACCAGTTAAATCACCAAATACCTTACCAATATTATGAGCTGACCTAGTAGCAGAGCTTCCAATACCTTGACCCATAAAAACTTCATCATCATAAGCAGCAATATCAGACTTTAACTGAACAATAGGCTTCTCCAAATCCCATTTTTCGGACTCTATACCCATACGGTTTTTAATATCCTTAATCTGTTGAAAATTAAGCTCACGAAGAGAAACACCATTAGCCTCAAGAGTATGGGCCATCATAGTTTGAGCAGCAGCATTTGTTAAAGCTGCTTGACCTTGCCTATCCATAAGTAAAATCTTAGCAGCAGTTTCAGCAATAGAATTAGCTATTCTAGTTTCAATCTCATTAAGCTGAGCAGTATACATAGACGGAAGAAAATTATTTTCCAAATATTGCTTAACAGTTTGAGCCTTCCATAACTCACTTTGACTTTTTGCATTTTCTACAGCTGCATTAACCTGCAACCAAGAAGTCTCATTCTGAACCTCACGCGCTCGAATCTGGCTAGATATATTCCTATTCTCATTCTGCATAGCCTCATACGCTGTATCAGCATTTTTAGCATTAGCTTTAGCAGAAAGTAATTGAGCCTCGGCCTGTTTATCAGCTATCTGTAATTGACCAAGAGCCAAAGCAGAATTACCAAGTTCAGCCTTTTGAGCTGCAGGAGCAGACGGAGCAGAAAGAGTTCCTGTAGGACTAGTAACACTCATAAGAGGATTCAATCCAGCTTGACGCAAGTCCTGAACTTCCCATTGATGACGGTTTTGCATAACCTCACGATTAAAAGCCATTTGATTTTCTAAATTCTGCCGTTGCATATCATTAGCATTATTAGCAGACCAAAGACTACCAACAGCTCCAAGCACACTACCACCGATAGACAACCAATCCATATAATCACCCGATTCAGAGAGAAGATTACAAAAAAAGAGCCTGCCGGCGCTAAGCCGAACAGACTCTTTCCTCTTCAGTCAATAAAAATATAACAGAAAATCACCAAAAAATCAATATAAAATTAGAGACTGGAGAGGACTTGCGCTCTGTTATAATATACCATTTTTTTTTTTTTTTTCAATCAAAAATGGTCAACTAAACCAGGAACGCCATAAAGTGG